TTCATTCTTAATTTTTTGATTATCTATATTGAGTTTATTATTTTTTTCTCTCATCACTTTGACTAATATTTTGTAATCTTCTAAATCTTTCTCTTGTTTTCTTCTGATTTGAAAGACATGTTCAACCTCAGCATTGCTTTTATAATGTCTATGAAATTCTTTCTTAAAGTGCATAAGTTGTTCTTGAGACATGTGACATCCATGTCTTTTTAAAATATCTACAATATCCATTGATATCCTCCAGATTTTTAAATTATTTTCTTATAACAATTATACTTTTGTTAAAGTTATAATGAGTTTATTGTCTTCATAAGGACAAAATCATTTCTTTTAATTCTTGAATCTCTTTTTTAAGAGAATCTATTTCAGTTTGTTGTTTTTGAATCATATGAGTATTTAAAGCTATAAACTCTTCATATCTTAAAGAATAAATTTCTTTTATACCCTTATTTAATAAGATTCTTTCATCAGAATCTTCATCATAGATTTGACAATTCGATATTTTATCTATACATAAACCTGAAAACTTTTCATTATTTAATGAAGATTCTTTTAATGCTTTTTCAACATCTTGAGAAATAAATCCTAAATGCGTTCGTTTATGATGAGTTATATCATAAACAAAAGAAACCGGTTTTAGTTTTGAAAAAAACAATTCATAATCATTTAATGGGGTTATATTCTTTTTTAAATTTCTATCAGAAGTTATTGTTGCACCACTAGCACTTCCTAATTTACAAAAAGATCCTCGAATAATTGTACCATTATTATAATAGCCAACATATACATTATTATCATCTCCACGCACTAGCATACCAACACTTGCTCCACTTGTTGTACGTCCACTAATAAAATTGACATTACCTAAAATCAGATTCGCATTGCACAATACGTCCGTTTTTGGCGAAAGAATAATATTCCCTGTTTCTGATAAAATATAGAATGAAGACGCAGTATGTTGTAAGTAACCACGTCTACTTCCCCCATATGCACTATAAAATCCCAACCAGTCTCCTCCACTTGCATATTGTGCTCCTAACCAAGTCGCATAAGCATGATTATGATTAGTTGGAGTATAACTCGTTGGCTTTCCAGACATATTATTCCATGTTAATAGATTTGTATCAGCACTTTTTTTCCATGGATACCAACTTCCATTATACTGACTACGATACCAAAATCCACTATTGCAATATGTATGATATGTTTGATAAATATAACCTCTTTTTATAACCGTTAATAATCCTGCTTCTGCTATAGGATAATTTAATGTAGATGATGTGTTTGCGTTAGATAACTGATGATAATAACCTTCTTTGACTATATTATTGAGATTAACATTATCTCCTAGATCATATTGATAACAAAGACTCTCACTTTTCTTAGGAACTTCTATTTCTTGATTTCCATATTTAAATTTATACGACATATTTATCTCCTATTTCTTAATATAAAAAATGCTCTTGAAACACTTCAAATAAAAACAATCTATTTTCTCATCAATTCTATCATTTTATTAACTTTTGATTTCAATTCATCAATTTCTTTTTGTTGTTGATTAACCTTTTTATAAAGTTTTTGTATCATATGAGTATTTAGAGGAATCATTTCTGTATATGCCAAAGAATGTAAATCATTAAACGGTAACTCCTTATTCTCACTAAGATTATCATAGCAATAAAAGCCAAAATCCATTTCTGATAGATTATTATCATATAATGCTTTTTTTACCCATTGAGCAATAAAACCACCATGAACCCTATCATGATGATCATTATTTAATATATTTTTCCATTTATAACGAATAGGCTTAAGAGACATAAAGAAATTTTCATAACGTACATCAAATTCTTTAATATCTTGTTTGTATCTTTCATCTGAAGTATCTATGCTTGATTGAGATTGATATAATCTATACCATCTATAGGTTGTAGTTCCTAAAGTTATTTTAGAAGTAGGCCTAGGATAAAAATATCCAATATAAGGATTTGTTGTTGTATAATCCAATCTTACCTCTGCATCATTTACTTTTAGTTTAACTCCATCATTACTATACTCATTAACAATATTTAAATAATTGCCATCGGCATGGCCAATCCATCCTTTTCTTATACCCTGATATTTATCATACCAACCCATCCATTCCTCATCACTTGCATACTGAGTACCTAACCAAGTTGCATAATTATGATTATGATTTGATGGATTGAATGAACTTGGTTTATCTACTAAATCATCCCATGAATGAATATGATTATTTAATTCTTGTGTTGTGGGAACAAGAATATCGTTTCCCATATATCTAAATTTATAAGGCATATTTTTATTATCTAAGCTATTCTTACCCATATAAACACAGCCATAAATGGCTGTAAATTATTATGTGCTTGTCCACTACCACTATTGCTAATAGTAATAGTGTGTGAATGAGCACCATCATAACTACTTATTCCTAAATTTGCAGATGTTGAACCAATACGAACAGAGTATGGCATATTACTTGTATTTGATCCAGCATATCTTGAAATACTACTATCAGCATAAATGGTCCCACTATTAGGATCTTGACCACTAACTGGAGCGTTTGAATAGAGATGATGCGCATGATTCCCATTCACCGCTGATAAACCACTATGATTATGGATAGGCATTTGTGCCAATGATAACACAATGTTCTTTTCTCCACCAGTCTTCTTTACTGTATTAAATTCATTTTGTGATGCATCAACACATACAAGTGTTCTACCAGGACATAATAATTGCCAAGTTCCACCAAAAAATGCTGATGGATTTTCCGAATTTGTAGAAATCATAACATCTCCAATTCTATATAAAAGTTCTCCTTTAGGACTTTTCCATGTCATATTATCACCACCCTTCTTTTATAATATAAAGTTGCTTAGATATAAACCTCCTTTCTTTTTTATTCTTCTATAAATATTAAAATATTATCTAAATCTATAGGTGTCTCACCAACATAGAGTTTAGAACCATGTGGAACTTCAATAATACTATCTTTATGTTCAAGTACTTTTTGAATCCCAATGCGACCAGTCTTGACATCAAAATCAAAACTTTTAAATGCTGTAGAAATATGTAATATTTCATAAGCAGAGTTATACCCAAAAACATCACCTACATAAACTCTAAAATCATAACTTTTGGCTTCGTTTAAACCTGTTATTGTTTTAGATAAAGCATAACTTAAAGATTCTGCTGATGCTTCTATTTGTGTATATGATGATGCATCAACTGATTTGTATTCAATCAAGTATCGAGAAAAGTTCTTTTCAATACCATTAACAATTAAACTTGTTGCTAAAAGATTAGCAGTGACAAGAGCACTTGTATCTGTGTTTCTTTCCACTCCAACACCATTAATTTTTGGATGAATATAAGGTAAAACATTGACTGATATAGATTTGGTTGCTGTTCTGCCTCTTGAATCTGTAATTGTTGCAGTAATTGTCTGGTTGCCGCTTGTTGTCATAATACCTGTTGTACCACTAACAGCATTGATTGTTTGTCCAGCAACACTAATTTTATAGGTTGTAATAACTGACCCATAGGAACCAGTTGCTCCTATAATGGCTAATGATAAACGACTTTTATTTTGAACATATGCACCAATAAGATTATGAACATCGCTCATATATTCTGAACATGTAACTTGACTCAAAGTTGGTACAACTGAACTAGGAACATTCATTGTATAATAGTAATATTGATCACTTCCAATTTGCGTATTTCCATAATAAGTTCTTAAAATAATTGTCATACTGCCACTGGCTGCTTTAGGAATTTCATTGCACAAACTCATTGGTGGAGTAAAACTGCTACTTGTAGAAATACCATTCCCAATACCTTGCCATGTCTTGCTACCAAATGAGTACCAAAGAGAATGGGTAAACAATCCACTACTCCTTGATATGTTCATAGAAAAAAGACTACCTATTGTACTTCCACTGGTTGAACTCAATTTTGATGGACTATAACAATAAACTGTAAATGTTGTTGACTTTGTTCCAATATGTGTTCCTCCATTATATGTATAACAAGTCACTGTACATACCTGATTCGCATTAGGACTGTTATGAATCAAGGCAGCTGGAATTGTCCAAGCATATGAAGTAGCCACTCCTGTTGCAATTGTTCCACTACTTCCTCCACAACTATATGTCAGTGTATGTGTAAAACTTGAACTCGCACGTGTTATATTTACTGTAATACTCCCATTTGGATAAGCAGTACTTGCACTCATTGAAACAGATGATGCACGCGGAATTGTTGTCAATGACATGGAACCACTACCACTAATTGTTCCAATATAAGTACTTCCCCATGTAATCTCTAAACCACAACTTCCACTAAAAGAAAGAGATTTTGTTCCATCTTGATTATGGGAAATAGTTTGGGTTCCACTTAATAAGGTTTTATTCCCGCTACCACCAATGGTACCACTCCCACTATGAACAGTTCCATTAATTGTACATGACCACTTCTTTGTTGCACTAGAAGAAATAGCGCTTGGTCGATGTAAAACAAGTGAATAAGAAACTGTTGATGAGTTATTAGCAATATTTTGAGATGATTGTGTGACTGATAATGTACAATATGGACGAGATCCACTTGTACTTCCAATTGTAATACTAGCCATAATTACTGACCTCCCCATGTTATATCAAAACCATTCGCTTTTGTTGTGAATATCGCATCACCTAACTGAAAAACAGATAAAGCTTTGATACGTTCAATTGTTAAAAGATTCTGTTCTAATTTCATAACCTCTTCATCATTAAAAAGTATAGCAAAATAACTTGGTGCCATTAATGTTTTGACATTGGCTTCTAATTCTCCAACCTCAATACCTTTGGCAGTTTTCCTAATATAAGTTGTAATAGTTTGAAGATCACTACCATTTTCATCAATAATTTCTTTTAATGTTTGATATTGTTCTTCAATAGATTCAGATGTCTGAATAACTGTTGTTAATTTCTTATTGATTTCCTCAATATTTCCATTATATTTTGTTTCCATATCTTCAACTTTACTTGTAATCGTTCCATTAACAGCATCTAAATCTTGAACAATCGAATGATATTGTTCACTTAACTGATTCATTTCACTCACAATGTGATTGACTTGTGTTGCTATATCACTTTCTTTTGTTAAAGCAATAGTATCATTAGCATCTTCAACATCACATTTTAATTTAAAAACAACTATATTTGTATAATCAAAACATACACAGTCATTAGAAATCATCAGTTCATTGGTTTCATTATGGAAAGTTATACCTTCAACATTTGTCTTTAAAATATGTGTATCATCTTCTGAAGTTAAAATAGATTCAATATTGATATAACTTAAACCTAAATCTGTAGAATAACTCCAAATATCAAAATGGCAATTCAATGTATGTGGAATTAAAGTAATATTACCAGGACTATAATTATCTTGATCTTCAACAAACGAAGTTGCTGACGCCTCAATAGAACAAATTTCCCCATTGACTTTTGTGTCCTTTAAAACACTATAATTCATAGTTAAACTTGCAGTTGCATGCAATTCAACTTGATCAACTGTTAATACGGATGCATAAGCTTTGTATTCAACACTTTCTTCAAGATTTTGAGATATTGTTAAGAGTGAACCTTCAGCAATTTCATGTTCAAGTAAATCAACATATTCTTGATCAGTACGTCCTTTTCTTTTCCATGTAATTGTTGCTTCACTCATGACATCTTGCAATGTATCTTTAACAATTGCGTTCAGTTTTAATGGCTGAACTGTATAATCTGGATAATAGTGATGAGGTTGTTCATCAAAAGTCTGCTGATTGACAAAGTTACTAGTGATAGAAACTGATATATTGTTTTTAATGGTATTCACTTCTTTTTTCAATTCTTTCATGGCTTCAATCGTTAGACCATTTTCTCTATCATAACTAAAGACAGGATGTGTAATTTGGCCATCTGAATCTCTTTCACCAATTAAAATCGTACCTGTTTCTAAATTCAGTTCAAATTCATCACCATTTAATTGACCTGTATTAATTGCATTAGCACTAAAATTTCCATCTAAATCAAAAGCAAAGTTTTCAAAAGTCTTTCCACCATCTTGACTATAACCAAAACCACCCATAGACATTTTCCATAGATGCGTATCATCTCTTAAAGTCGGTGTATTCATAATTGTCCATCCATTTGGATAACCATTATCATCTACATCAATAACATAATATCCACCATCATGTCCTAAAATCTTTTCAGTTGTTTGTTTATAAGATTCAATCAAAGTATTATAAAATTTCTTTAATTTGATTTCCGTAGGACTTTTAGACATGACGACTTCTTTCTCATTTTGACCATTGCTTTCTATAGTACTGCTCATACCACCATCAAAAGAAAGCGTATGCTCCATAATCAGAATTTGTGACATATCCTTGGTACTTTCCTGAACATGAAGAATATCACAGACTTCAAGGCTAGGATCTCCACGCCATTTTAATGTGGCTGGTGTATATGTAAAACCATTGATTTTCTCAAAAAGAGATTCTAATCTTTCCTGCGTCATATATGGATTAGCAAATGTAATTCCATAGCCACTTCCAACACTCATCACATTCTCTTCATCACCACTTGTCAATGAAGAAATAGTCAAAGCTGAGTTTGTCTTTTTAAATCCCAATTGATATTGTGATTCTAATGGAATAACATATTGTCCACTTTCATACCAATAAAATTCTAGCTCAGAAAAACGATTCATTCTTGCATTCATTCCCATTAAAGAAGCCATATATCCAAGCATTTCTTTATATGTAACATCCATTGGATTCTCTATCATAATTTCTTCGAAAACCTGTTGTTTAAGAGTTAAACCACATTGATTTGTTATATCTAAAACAACAGTTTCAAGCATTGCTGGATACTCAATACGTGGCGTATATTCATCATTTAATAAAGAAATACCATCATATCCTTCAAGACTCACTTCATAATCATTATTTCTTGTTATTTCACTTATAAAAAAAGAACCCATCGGAACCCATTCAATATCAGAAGCGAGTTGAATCCCAATAAAAGCTTCAAGACTTCCTCCTTCAAAAGGAATATTTCCAGGATCAAACATATCAATTTTAATACTATTTGAACATATTCCTCCAATTGTTAATGTATCCAATCCATTACTCACTTCATGAATCGTAACATTCTTTAAATAATGGCCGTCAATTTCTTGACGACCATTAAATATTACCTTCATTTTCATCTCTCGATGATCACTTAAAATCTTATCTTTATATGCTTGTGTTGTTGTTATCATAAACTCACCTACTTCTCAATAAAATCAATAGACATGCCTTGCCATATCCACTGATTCATTGTTTTATCAAACATATACACTGGAACACTTCTATCACTCACATAGACAGTCATCGTGTGACGTCTACCAAGTTTAGGATCTGGGTATTCCAATTCAAAAAACATTGGAGAAATTGCTTCTAATAATGAAGACATTTGTGTATCTCTCATTGGTGGAAATGAAACAGAAACCTTTCTTTTTATAGTAATACGATCTCTAAACATATCACCCAATTGATTACGACCTGTTCCTTCACTTGAATCCAAGTCTGACTCTTCCCACTGCAATGCAACAGGATTTTGAATAGCTTGACCATTAATTTTTAAAATATCCATAATTACCCTCCTAAATCATTAATGGTGTTGTTCCAGTACGTTTAACAACACCATTATGATATTTAATCACTTGTTTTCCGACAACTTCTCCATCCATGACAAATGTCGCATGAATGTTCATATTTCCATTACCACCATTACCTTGCATTGCACTTCTGACAGCATTATAAACCCCACTACTAATTCCGGTAACAATCTGATCGTTATTTGCAACAGCAGTTTTCCCATTAATGCGACCAACTAACTCCGGTCCCGCTTCTCTAGCTACGAATAATTGCCCAGTTTCTGGGAAACCACCAGCCATATAAGGCTTAACTGAAAACTTATCTCCAGATACTACAAAGCCGTTTGGAGTTGACTTAAATTTAACAGATACTGTCGTTCCTTTTAAATTACTGATTCTCGTTTGAATATCATCAATACTCTTCATAGCAGTCTTGTTGCTTATATCTAGTTCAGGGTGTCTTTCTTTATCTTTAAATTCATCATCAATTGAATCTAAATATTTCTTTCCTTCAGCTGAGCCTTGGTCTTGTGCTAATTTAAGACTATTTATGTACTGCTTCCCTTTCTTGCTATTAATGTCTATATTATGTTTATCAAGATATAATGATAAAGCAGCATATTGTCTAAGCATTAAAGCCCCCTCGCTATCACAGTTACTAACCATTGCATTATATTGATCTTTAAGAGACGCACGCTCGCTATCTGTCATTTTATTATAAGCGTTTCCCATACTAACAACCATTTCATCATATGACTGCGCCGAATTCACAGCTTTTTCTGCCATCATCTTAATAACAACATCTCTTGATTCTTGAGCGTTTGATTTTTCTTTGTCAGTCATCTGTTTAAATTTATCACCATGACCAGCTATAACTTCATTATAATCATTTAACTTTTGTGATAAAGTTCCCCAAGTTGCTGTTACTTCATTTCCTTTTCCTAATTGCTCATCATATTTTCCTGTGAGGGTAACATATGCTCCTACAAGTTCATCAATGCCTATCTTAGATTCTTTTGATAATGACATATATTGTATTTCCAAAGCTGATTGTTTATCCAGAGCAAATTGGTTTTCTACCATAGCAGAACTTGAATTTCTATATGCTTCAGAACATTCATCCATAGTTGTTTTCAAATCACTATTCCATATAGATGCTTGTGCATACGCATCACTATAACTCATTCCTTTGTCAATATACTCTTGAACTTTTTCATTAAATAATTGTTGAACCTCTGCTAAATTTTGCTGAGATTCTGTCATATTTGACATAATTGCCCCATTGTTTAACAAAGCTTCTCCATATGCTTCTTCATTCGCTGTAATCATCGCTCTTAGCTGCATAGCTTCAACATTTCTTAATACTTCTTCCGTATTTCCTATCCAAGCTAATTTCCCATTTTCAATTTGTACAACAGTTTCCCCACAATAAGAATTTAATTCATCTACTTTTCCCTGTGCATTCGCAATTTCTTCAACATTTCCTTTTCCTAAATCAATCAACTCACTAGCATATGACTTGATAACTTCATATTTTCCAAGTTGTGAATTCATTGAATCATTACTACTCTCATTTAATTGTTTTTGTGCATCTCTAAGACTTATTGATTCTTCACTTAATTCTTTACTTTTTTCAGTCAATTTCTGTAAATTTTCATCTTGTTTACCAAAAGCATCATTCAATGCCAAAGCCGCTCCAGTTAAAAGTCCCAATCCTCCAATAAGAGCCACCACAGGATTAGACGCTAAAAATGTAAGCGCAGATGAAAATAGTCCTGTAGCAGATGTAGCTATAGATGCCCCCATTTCTGTTTCCTTAAAAAATTTAGAAAGATCATCTTTAGTATCTCCTAATCTATCGCCTAATCCCCCAAGTCCACTCAAAGTACTATCTAATTTTGCAATACTGTTTACTGGAGCTATCACATTATCAAAAGCTTTAAAAAACGTAAATATATTATTAGAGTCTAATTGTGATGTTGTATTCGATAAAGTTTTAAATGATTCATTTAATCCAATTAATTCTTCACTAAGTCTAGTAATTGATCGTACTGACAAGTCTAAATTCTTTAATGTTTCTGAAATTCTATCTAAAGTTAATACTATTTCATTTTCCATATAAACACCTCCTTATGTTTATTTGTTGTTATTTTTATTTAATGCGATATAATATAAGTATAAATGAAAGTGAGGATTTAAATATGATTGATAAAGATTTAACTACTGAGGAATTTATTCATCTTTTTGGATTAGAAACATTAGATGATAATGAATTAAATATGATAAAAAGTTTATTATACTCTATCAATATAAGCACAAGAAAAAAGCATTTTTCAAAAGCCACTTATGAAGCACAATACGCTTCTATTGCTATGTATAACCAAAATTATCTATTTTTAAAACATATGTTAAATCTTGAAGAACAAAATAAGCAAATTATTGATTTACTTACACAAATTGTTAGGCAAAACCATTCGGTTTTAAAGGAAGATAATGATAATAATTCACAAAACATTACTGATATCACTTTAAATGAAATCAAAAAACTTGAAGAACTTATTAATCTAGGTATATTATCACAAGAAGAATTTGAGAAGAAAAAGAAAGAGTTATTAAGTTTATAAAAATAAATATATACCATCCTAACTATGAAAAGACAACAAAAAAGCACCATTTATAGTGGTGTTTTTTTATAAATATACATTATATCAATAATAACTTTACATCTTTTATTTAAAACCAAAATAATATATTAAAATTCTCTTATTTCTAACATTATTAATATATTTAATAACTTATCTACTCTGGCATGACTAAGTCTTTAACATTGATTCCAATCCTTTTCATCTCTTTTTCAAATTCTTGTTTAATATATGCTGCTTGGCTTGAATATAAGACTTCGCTCTTTTCATCTAAGCCTTTACTTTCACTAATTGTATTTTCATTAAAATCATATTTTAAAAATGTTGTTGCAGCCTTAACTGTTGCAGTATTTTCTCCCCAATAATATGAATATATTATCTTTGTAGATTTTTCATACTCTTGAATATAACTCTTATCTATAATATCCAAAGAAATATTAACAATTATTCCATCTTCTTGTTTTGTTCTTGTCCATGTTGATGAGATTGTATTTTGCCCATTTTCATCAGTAGCAAATCCAGTTAATTCATATCCCGCATCAGCCAACTTTTTTCTAGCAGGATATTTTTCATCCAATTCTTTTTTCTTTAATTCCAACCTATGTTCGGATAGAAGTTCTTTTAATTCATACTCCACATCTGCCATATTTGTATCATATTTCTTCAAAATAGCTACTAAATTAATTAATGTAGGATTAGAATCATCTTTAATTTCACTACAATAAATAAATGCTCCATTACTATCAATAAACTTAAGTTTTTCCCACTCATCACCTTCAATTAGCCTAACAACAAATTGATATTCTTCCTTTTCAAAAGTAATAGTATCACATTCAGTATTATATTTTAATCCATATCCATCAGCTTGCATTGCTTCAAAAGATTTTTTTATATCCTTTGATGCTGCTATTTCAATAGTTGTAAGTAACTCTTTTTCTTTACTATTTATTTTTGGTTGAGAATTACAACCAATTAAGGATATGACCATAATACTTCCTAATAATAACTTCCCAAACTTAACCATTTTTTATGTTGACATATTCAATTTCTTATATGCCTTCTCCTTTCTAACATTATTATAACACATACTATATTTTTAGAAAAAATATTATTACATATTACTTAAAAAATCAAAATTTTCAATAATCTATTTAGACTTTTAAAACATAGTATTTTACGAATTTTATTGTTATTTTAATTATAATTAACTATAATTTATATATAGAAAGCAGGATTGATAATATGAAAAAAGAATTTACTGGCGTTAGTGGCTTTACAGTTCGATTGGAAGACAATGAACACTTATTTGTAAAATCTAGTATTACAAAAGAAAATCTACATTTAGCACATCTTGAATGGATAAAACTAGGAGAAGTTAATTCTCAAGGCAGAGGAACTTTTATTATTGTTACAGATGATACTACTCCTTTTCAGATAGTTTTTAAAAAGAATCAATATGATGAAATGAAAGAATTATATGAAATACTTCTCCCCTATACAAAGCGTTTACTTTTCGAAAAAGAAAATAATAAACTTACAATATTAAATAAAGGTAATTTAGATAAAAAAGTTAGACCAATGAACAAGTTAAATATCTCTCCACCATATGATTCTATTTCTTTTACTGATATCAATAGCTATCAAATAGTTTGTGATAAACAAGTTATCAATAATGATATGTTGAAAAATACAGCTTCTGGTAAGTATATTGCTGGGGGAGTTGGTTCACTTATTGGTGCCCTCTCTTCACTCAATAATGGTGAATATATTTCTAATTTGCAAATCAAATTAAATCTTAATAATTTCGACAAACCTTGTGTTTATGTAAACTATATTACCAGAAATACGAAAACAAATAGTGAGATGGCTAAAGACTTAATTAAGATGTGTGATGAAGATTTAGCAAAGTTAGAAATCATTACAAAAAAAGAGGAAAATAATATTCCTCAAGAAAATAATACAAATGATCCTATTGAAGAAGTCAAAAGGTTGAAAGAACTTCTGGATATGGGAATTTTATTTCAAGAAGAATTTGACAAGAAAAAGAAAGAATTATTGAATCTATAAGATGAAAACACCACAGATTGTGGTGTTTTACTCATTGATAACAATTAACCAAAGTACTCATCCAGACTTTCGCTTTAGCCTGTTCCTCTGCAACTGTTAATTGTTGATCTTCTTCTTTTTGTTCATTCGTCATTGGATATGGCTTTGATGGATATGACGATGCTTGTTGCCCAGATTTTCGACAAAATACATTATATAGTGACGTTGAAATAGCATCATAAATATACATACCTTGTAACCACATATGTGAGTTATGTCGATCTTCTTTTATTTCATAGGCTTGTCTATAGAATTTAGCCAGTTCTACATCTTGGAGATAGAATTCATCATAAGTCATACCAATGGATAAATAAAAGGGAAGAACTTCTTTAAATATTTCTGTATATGTTTTGTTGGAAAGAGAATCCTCAGTGTCTAAAAACTCGCCTTCCAACTTATTGCGTTTTTTGAGTTATCCTCTTCAAATAATGTATTTAATGTATCTGTTGCCATTTCTGATAACTTATTATACATATCATTTTTGTTTGTGAATAAGTGGAAGATATTATCAACTTCCGCTTTTTTAATGCGTTTATGATGTGCATAGAATGCATATTCAAAAAGCTTTGGTAAAATAGTCACAGGCTTTTTATTCATATCTGCTAATACGATACCATCAGCCTCCATTTTTTCTAATGTTTTTCTTGTGTATTCTAATGTGTAATCCACATCATTGTATGTAAATTGAATTGTTTTAGACATTGATTCATTCCTCCTATAAATTATTCAGCAGGTGCTACTGTTGATTTTGCTTGCCAAGTTGGTGCATTTGTTGGTGTAATATATAAGTTTGTTTCCAAAACAGCGTTAACTGCCATTGCTGGTAATCCCATAGCACTTGGTTGTCCTGTAAAATAAACTGATTTTTCTAAACCAGGATGTTTGATTTCAAACCAAACTGATTTTCCTTCTTCTTTAGCTGCTTTATAAGCATCTACTAATGCATTCCAAGCTGTTTCTAAATCTGTAGTAAAGTTTGCTAAAAAAGCTAATGCTCCTCCTAAATCTTTTAAACCTTCAACATATGTCTTGAATTCTGTTTGACTCAAATCAGTTGTTTCTAATGTTTCTGGAGATGGGTTCATCTCAGGAACACTTTTGATATTAGGAATTTGAATATATCCCATAGTTGGTCTTGTTCCAGCAGTTGCTTCAACTGCATAGTTCACTGTGACTCCAGCTGTACTCATAGCAATATTTGACATAATAATTTCCTCCTTATAATGCAGTTTGATACTGCATCAATCTTTTTAACTTTGTTTCTTTATCTTGTGTATCTAATCCACAGTATGTCCTTATATACCCAAGTTGTCGCATAGCATCATCAACACTTATCATAATTGCTTTGATTTCATCCATACCAGTTTGAGATTGAATTTCAATCTCATATTGCTCAACATTATTTGTTCCCAAATCATCGAATGAACGACTATCTTGCAAAACATAATTATCTGTTTGAATTAATGAAATCACTGGATATGTTGAATCATAAAATCTTAATTTCTGATCTGTTGTTTGAATAGTTTCAAACTTTTCTTTTAATGCATTGCTGACAAGTGTATAAACTTGTTTCTCATGATCTATCATTGATTAGACACCTCCTTATATTCAATTGTTTTTAACATCTTTCTCTTTATGAGATGAATATTATAACCTAAGTTATCTTGTTTGATGTTTTCTTTATGAATCTGCTTGGCCAATTAGATTCTTATCAAGAAAGGTATCTCTCTGCCTTTTCTTGACAATATCATCTTAACACCCTTCTATTGGTTATAACTAGGTTCAAGATAAGTTCAAAAAGTATTCATTATTTAAATTTCACTTAAGAATTTACGATTAATTTCATCAATAGAAGGTAATGGACTTGTTATATATTGTGAAAGAGATAAACATATTTCAGGTAATTCTCTTTTATATGTACTTGTACTTATATAATATTTATCATTTAGAGTATCTATCATCTCTTTATATGTTAAAGTCGTAATATAAGTTTCTAAGATCTGTCTTTGTCTCGTTGGTAACAATAGTGTCTTGATCATAAAATTGTTAATAATATCACTTAATAATTGAATCTTTTTAGATAATAATTCTCTTTTAAAAGTATAATCATTCATTCGTGTGATCTGTGACAATGATGTTCCTTTTGTTTCTTCAAACGATGGTGAATGAGGTGCTGGTTCCTCATTAAATTCCTCTAATAAATATTCTCTTTCACGACTCAGTTCTCTCATACCTTTTAAATAAAGTTTCATGTTGTTAATTGTTTTTAATTGTTCCTCTGAATATCTCATATGCTCTCTCCTCTTTTCTAAGTTTTGGTAAATATTACCAATTGTAAGTTTATATTACTCTAAGATTTGTAGAATTTCAATACGATTTCTAAGAAACTTAGAGTTTTGATTGTTTTTTTAATATTAAAGGTATATAATCGGTTTTAAAGAGGTGATTGCTATGTCAGTCCTTGGAGACAATATCAAAAAAATGCGCGAGGAGCAACACTTAACTCAAGATGAGCTAGGTGAATTATTAGAGATTAGTGGCAAAACAATTTCTTCATGGGAGAAGGAAAGAAGTGAACCAAAGATTGAAATGATTGAAAAATTATCACATATTTTTCATTGTACAAGTTCTCAACTCTTAGGTGAAAATCATGATGATTTCTTTACATCACCAGAAGAAGCCTTGCAATTTATATTAAAACAAGATATGTTTGCTAAATTTGGCGGTTATGATTTAGATACAATGAGTCAAGATGAAATTATTGATATGGCAAATGATATTGCTCAATTTATTAAAATGATTGCAAAGAGGCATAAATAA